GGTTGACCCCCGTGGCGACTCAAACGTTCCACAAGCTCGAAATCGACAATTGCATCCTCGAGGCCGCGATGGAAGGCTTGGGAGTCCACGGGCAGAACTCGGCCGTGCCCCAAGCCGGCTCGGTACTCGTGACGAATTGCGAGATCCGCGCGGGCAAACGTGGGCTCGGCATGTACGGCGGATGCGACCTGCGCTCGATCAACAATCGGATCCGTGTCCGTGCCGACGCGGCGCACATGGATTTCGTGGCCGAGCCGGATATCGACGGGTCGATGTCGAACAACTGGTTCATGGGCGCGGGAATCAACATCTGGCACGCGAGCGACGTCGCGCCGGGGTCGCAGTGGCTCTCGCAAGCCGACCTGTTCGAGGTCGTGGTGGACCAAAACTACCCCGCGACGGACAACAACGAATCCGGGATCTCGGGCATCAAGGTGTGGGACGCGGGGACCGCGGGGGCCAGCCTGATGCTCCCGATCAAGTTCGTCGGCCCGCAAATCCTGGTGACCTCGGATATCGACAAGACCCCGGCGAACGGGGTCGCCGGAATCCACGTCCATGCCGAAGAACCGAACGGGAACCCGATCACCGTGGGGGAAGACATGCTGGTCGTGACCGGCGGGTTCGTCCACGTCCGGCAACTGAACACCGGGGCCGCGGCACCCGCCGCGGTCGACGGGGTGCGGGTCGACGCGACGAGCTCGACGGGGACGGGGTCGGCGCTGCTGAAGCTCCACGGCTACCCGTCCGTCAGGGTGGAAAACGCCATCGGGACCCCGTACTCGCTCCACGCGGTGACCGCGGGGATCGATACGATCGAGGGCCCGGTGCAGTCCGACCAAGCGACTCGTGGCGCGGGTACGATCGTCGCTGCCCCGACCAAGCCATGATCTCGACCGGGGACGGCGGGCGTGAGCTGCTGCTCGACGGAGTGCCGATCGATTCCAAGTCGTGGACGTTCCGGGCGTGGGCCGAGCTCGCGCGCGGCGACGTGCTGGAGGTCGGCCTGGGCTGGGGCATCAATACCCGGCGGCTGATCGAAAGGCTTCTGGCCCGCGAGATCCTGTCGCTCACGCTGATCGAGACATCGGACGAGATCCTGGAACACGGTCGCGAGATCGTGCGCGATCTCGTCGCGACACCCGGCGGCGCGCTCGTGCGCGGCACGTTCCGCGCTCTCGTCGAATCCGGGAGCCTGGCGCGGGACTGGGATACGATCCTATTGGACTATCCCGGTGGCCGCGCGGACCTCGACGTCGCCGCGTGGATCGCCGGCGACGGCGCCATCATCGGGATCCGGGGGAAGGCCTGATGGACGGAGCGATGATTGCCGCGTTGGCTGCCGCGATCGGGGTCGCGCAGATCCTGGCCAGCATCGTGGGCAAGCTCGTCGATCGCGTGGCGCCACGCCGGCACAACGGAATCTTTAGCGACACGGATCGGGAATTCCTGCGGGAGCTGTTCTACCGCCTGCACAAGGATTTCGAGAACACGCGCGAGGTCGCGAAACAGACCGAGCTGCTGGCCCAGAAACGCAACGAACACCTGGCGGGCCTGCTGCGGCTCGTCGATTCGATTGAACGGAAACGATGCCCATAGCCCGCGACCTGGTGGACTGGCTGTTCTGGTGCTGGACCGTGTACCTCGAGGCCGAGGGCGAGCCCGCGGCGGGCAAGCTCGCGGTGGCCTGGGTCATCCGGAACCGTTCGGCGACCCGTGGCGGATCCATGACCCGCACGGTACTAGAGCCATACCAGTTCTCGTCTTGGAATACCGCGAGCCCGCGCCGGCGCGCGCTCGCCAAGGTCGACCCGGCCGGGCTCGAGGCCTGTGTGGCGGCTTGCATCCTGGCCGACGGCCTGTCCGTCGACCCGACGAAGGGTGCGACGCATTACCTCAATGTCGAGACCGTGCTACGCGACTCCGGCAAGCTGCCGGCGTGGGCCGCGGACCCGAACGATCCCACCCAGCCCGACCCGTTCAAGGTGACGGCCCAGATCGGCCGGCATACGTTCCTGCGGCTGGTGTGATCCCGTTTCTGCGCTGGCGGCCGAAACGGCGAAAGCCGTGGGCGAGCTTGCCCGACCACGAGCGAAACCGAGGCAAAGCCAGTGTAAAGTGTGCGGCTGGGTGTTGACACAGTGCGCCTAGCGGTGTATAGTATGAGCATCACACGAGGAGACGACATGACGACCTACCGAGCGGCGTACCTGACAGACGGCGATGGTGAGACCGTACTGACCGGGCTCCGCGGCGGCGGCTGCCGCGAGGGCCCCGGCAAGGACGCCGGTCTGAGCGACGACGATCTGATGGCCGAGGCGCTGGCCGAGCTGCGGCGCGGCGCGGTCGAGATCGGCGATAGCCGGATCGAGATCGGCGAGTGGGAGGACTGGCGATGACCACCTACCGGATGACCGTCAGCCTGCCCCGCGATCTCGTCGAGCGCTTCCGCGAGGCGGTCCACGCCGACGGCCGCACGATCTCGGGAGCTGTGCGCGTCCTGGCCGAGCGCTACCTGGAGGAGGAGGTAGATCGCCGTGGTCGAGCGATCTGCCGAACGGCGCCACGGCCGCCGGGAGGGGTTGACTCGGGCCGGCGCGGGGAGTAAGTTCCCCGGCACAGGGGGGATCCGATGCCGTTCAAGACCCCGGCGCAGATACGGGCGGCCGAAACGGCGAAAGCCGTGGGCGAGCTCGCGGAGATCGAGCGCCGGATCCAAGCCGGGATCTGTAGGAATTGTGACAGCGTGGCCGAGCTCTGCGACTCCTGCGGCTCGTGCGAGGAGTGCCGGACCCCCGCCCGTTGCGTGCTGATCGAGATGTTCCGCAAGGTGTGTGGGTGCTCGGAGTGCCAGGCACGGACCGCAAGGTGTTGTAGGGGCGAAAGTTGACATAAGACCTGTTACCGGACCCGGCTCCCGCATCTTGTGGTCGCCGGGCCCGGAACCCAAAGTAAGGGGGATCGAATCCATGGGCACGAAGCTGGCCCGGATCTGCGATGACGGCTCCTGTAACGACGGGGAATGCTACCGCTGCCGGCTGCAATCGGTCGTGGCCGAACGGGACGAGCTACTTCAACACATTCGACGGGCTCCAGGATGCGCGCATCGTACGCCCCTGCCGGACGACAGACCGAACGTGACCGCCGACGACGCACGAGATCGGATGGGGGTGGCGCGTCACGGGTCGCTGCGCGAGGGGTCGACGCTCGAATACCTCGAGGCGCTGCTGCAGGAAATCGACGCCTGGCGCGAGCGGGTCCTAGAAGCGATCCGCACGTTGCCGTGGGATCGGCGGCCATGACCGGCCGGGTCCATGACGCGACGGGGCTGGGCGCGAGCGCGTCGCGTGCGCTGATCGAGTCCGCGGTCGAGGGCGACTGCCTGCTCTGCAATCGCCCGCGATGGATGGAGCCGTCCGCCGGGGGTTGCCGCTGCATCGCCGTCGACCCGACGATCCAAGAGGCCGATCTCGCGCACCGGATCCGCCGCGCGTTCACCTGGCGCCGCGAGATCGAGCGCGAGCGCCGGGAACGCCGGCGCGATGCGCTGTGGCGCTGGGCCGCGATCGTGCTCCTGGCGCTGGCCTTCTGGCTGCTGGCGGTCCTATGACCGGCCCGAAGGCGGATGCCTTTCGCCTAGAGGCGCGGGCGTGGGAAGACGCGGACGGAGTCTGGATCTTCTGGAGTTTGACCGAGGTTGCCGGATCGCGACCAGTTGAATGGGTTTGCACCCTTCGCAGAACTCCCCGCCGGTCGGCTCCGCCGCGAGGGCCCCGGCAAGATCGGCTACGACGAAGCTATGAACGGTTCGTCCGCGAAGTTCTGCGCGAGGCGGCGGTAGAGGGAGATTGGGTCGAGGCCTCCGGAAAAGAGCCCGAGGCCGAATCGGAGACGCTCCCATGACCCCCGGGGTGCGACCGCGCATCCGCGACCGATTCCACCTGGAGTGTCTGGTGATCGCTGTCGTGTCCGTCGCCGCTGGATTCATCGCGCTCGGTCTGCTGCTCCTACTCGGCTGCGACGATCCCGACGTCGTGCTCCGCGAGCGCGAGCCGGGCTGTCTCGCGCGGTGCGAGCTCGAATACCATCGCTGCGCGGGGGAGCGGGACCCGGCGCGGAACTGTCCGCGCGAGTTCGTGGTCTGCCAACACACGTGTTTCCATGGAGGACACCCGCATGGGCTGTAAGAAAACGACCGTGAAAATCGCCAAGCGCGTCGGCGCCGAGGTCGGCGCGGTGCTGCTACGCAAGGCCGTGGGGGCCGTGACCGCGGTCGAGACCCTCGCGCGCGAGGATCCCGACTGGTGGGCCAGTCGCAGCAAGCGCGACGCGGTCGCGGACTATCTGCGGATCGAGGCCAAGGCGACCGGGCAAGAGCTACAACGCCGGGTCGCGAACCTGGTGGTCGAGTTCGCGGTCGAGGCCGTGAAAGGTCCGGACGACGAGTCCGAGATCGGGATCGACGACCTCGCGACCACGGAAATCGTCTAGGAAATCTCGGGCGGGCTTCCCCCGGCTGGCGGCCGTGAGATCCCCCTTACTCGCCGTCGGGGCGCCCGGCCCGGGGCTGGTGTGGAAAAGCTGTGGAAAAACCTGTGGAAAAGCTGTGGAAATCTCCCCGTCGGAACCGTGTTTCTGGAGGGGCGGCGCTGGCGCGGGAGATTTCCACAGCTTTTCCACAGGTTTTTCCACAGGATTTCCACAGGGCGTGGAACGAGCATCGGATGCTGCTGATCGAGCTGGCCTGGCCGCCGCGGGACCTGTCTCCCAATGCCCGGGTACACCGCTTCGCCCGCGCCCGTGCCCTGGCTGCCTACCGCCTGGAGGCCGCGTGGTCCGCGACGGCTGCGCTGCGGGCCTTGCGGCTGCCACGGCCGGAGTGGAAACGGGCCTCGGTCAACGTGTTGGCCTACCTGGGGCCTCGACAACCCAAGCCGGATGCGGACAACATCCTGGCCTCGCTCAAGGCCGCATTCGACGGGCTCCAGGATGCGGGCATCGTACGCAACGATCGTGGGCTCGAGCTCGGCCCGGTCGTGCGGGCCCGGCGCGCGAAACGGTCTGTCATCTGGCTGGTCGTGAGGGAGATTTCCACAGCACTACTGCTACAGGGTATCTCCCCCACAGAGGATTGATTGAGTCCGCAGAAGGCACGCGTACTCTGTCGGCAGTGTCGGCGGCGCCCGGCCGACCCGGGCTCTCGCTGTGCCCGGTGTACCTCGAGGAACCCGGGGGACGACCGGCCAAGCGCGGCCCGGCGGGGCTACGGCCGGCGATGGGAACGCTTGCGGGCGCTGGTGCTGGCCCGTGACACGTTCTGTCGGGCTCCTGGCTGCACGCGGGAGGCGGTGGAGGTCGATCACGTGTTGGCTCGTCGTGCGGGCGGATCCGACGAGCCTGGCAACCTGCAGGGGCTCTGCAAGTCGTGCCACAGTCGCAAGACTGCGGCCGGCGCATGATGGGGAGGGGGGGGGCGAGTTCCCACGAAAACCCTTGCGGACCGCGCTCCCCCTTCGCGCACGTCGCGTCGAAATTGAGAGGGCAATTTCGCAAATAGAAAGGAAATTCCATGGAGCCGATCTTGCCGGGGCCCTCGCGGCAGCCGCCGCCGCGGAGCCGACCGGCGGGGAGTTCTGCTGGGACGCGCTGGACGGCGCTGCGGTCTACGTCCTGAGCTACGCGACCCCGGGGCCGCCGGGCAACGCGTGGCGCGAGCTGGCGCGGGTCGACGCGGCGACCGCGTGCCCGGCCGGCGGCGGCCCGTGTTGCGCGTTGTTCCAGGATGCGCCGGGGGATCTGGTGTACTACACGATGCGGGGGGAGCCATGATGGACGATCGGACGGTGACGGATGTCCTGCGGGCGGGCGCGGAGCTCGCGCGGGTGCTCGAGCGTCTGGCCATGGCGCGTGAGGACGCGCGAGAAGGGTCCAAGCAGTGGCGCGCGGTGATCGATGCCCTCGAGAAACGCTGCCGTGACCTGGCCCACGCCATCCGCTCCGGGGAGTTCCAGCCGGGCTTGTTCGACGAAGAGGACTAGGTGCGGGGACGGAAGCCGAAGCCCACGGCGCTCCACGTGGCCGACGGGACCTACCGCGCGGACCGGCACGGCCCGCGGCCGGTCGCGCCGGGGCCGACGCTGTTTCCCGAGCTCGACCGGGAGATCCCCCAGCCTCCCGCCAACCTCCAGGGGGCCGCGCTGCGGATCTGGCACGAGACCGTGCGCGAGCTCGAGCGCTTGGGGACGCTGGACACGGCCGATCGAGGCCTGATCGCGCTCTATGCCGAGGCCCGCGCCGAGCTGGGCTGGGCCATGAACCGGGTGCGCAAGGAAGGCCGGATCGTCGCGACTGCGGCCGGGGGGCAGAAACCGCACCCGGCCATGGGCATCAAGAATGCGGCCGCCTTGCGCGCGTCCCGATTCGCCTCGGATCTCGGGCTGACCCCCACGGCACGGGCCCGGCTGCGGCTGGGCACCGGGTTCGGTCCGCCGCCCGAGGACCCGGATGAATCCGATCTCGACTGACACCGTTACGCCCTGGCCCGGGGTCGAGCTGCCCGTGAACTGGCGCGGGCTCGAGGCCGGGCTGGTATACGACGCAGAGGCCGCGGAGGGTGCGGTCCGCTTCTTCTCGCGGTACATGCGCCATCACGAAGGGGAGCTCGGCGGCAAGCCGTTCGATCTCGCACCCTGGCAGGCCTCGCGCATCGTACGGCCGATCTTCGGCCTCAAGCGCGACGACGGGCTCCGCGCGATCCGCCGGGTGTTCGTGGAGGTCCCGCGCAAGAACGGCAAATCGCTGCTGGCCTCGGGGCTGGCCTGCAAGATGCTGTTCGCCGATCGGGAGCCCGGGGCCCGGGTGATCTCGGCCGCGGTCGACCGCGAACAGGCCTCGATCGTGTACGAGTCCGCGGCGCGGAGTGTCGCGAGCTCTCCGGGGCTGGCGCAACGTTCGCGGGTGTTCCTGGGCAACAACAAACGCATCGTGACGACCCGCGGCGGAATCTACCGCGTCGTGTCGGCCGACGGGCGCCGGGCCCACGGGCAGAATCTCTCCGCGGTGATCTGCGACGAGCTCCACGCGTGGAAGGGTAGCTATCAGGGGTCGCTGCTCGAGGCGCTGTCGACGTCGACATCCAGCCGGCGCCAACCCCTCGAAATCATCATCACGACCGCGGGATACGACCGGAATTCGATGTGCTATCAGGAGTACACCCGGGCTTGCGCAGTACGTGACGGCCTGTTCGCACGGCCGAGCTACCTACCCGTGATCTATGAGGCGCCGGCGGATGCGGACTGGCGCGACCCCGAGGTTTGGGCTGCGGCGAATCCCGGGCTCGGGATCTCCAAACGGGTCGAATACATGCGCGAGAAGGCCGAGCTCGCCGCGGACCTCCCGTCGGAGCTCAACACGTTCAAGCGCCTCGAGCTGGACATCTGGACCGAACAGTCGACGATCTGGATCCCGCGGGAGGCCTGGGCCGCGTGCGCCGATCCCGAGCTCGCGTTCCCGGACGGTGCGGTGTGCTCCGCGGGGCTCGATCTCTCGACTACGACGGATACCACTGCGGTGGTTCTGGCCTGGCAACGGCCTGACGGGCGGATTGCGATCTGGCCTCACGCGTTCATCCCGGAGGCCACGGTCGACGAGCGCGAACGGGTCGACGTCGTGCCTTATCGCGACTGGGCCGCGCGCGGACTGTGCACCCTGACCCCGGGCAACGTGATTTCCTATGACGCGGTGCTCGCGTACTTCCTGGAGTGCTCCGAGCGCTGCACCCTGACCCAGGTCGCGTTCGACCCGTGGAACGCGGAGCATTTCCGCCAGCGGCTCGAACAATCGGGGTTTCAGACTGTGGAGTTTCGCCAGGGCTGGCGCACGATGGGCGAGCCCACGGCGATGTTCCAAAGATTCTGGCGGGAAGGCCGCCTCGTACATTCGGGCGACGAGCTGCTCGCGTATCAGGCCTCATGCGCCGCGGTGCTCGAGGACCCCGCGGGCAACATCAAGCCCGCGAAGGACCGCAGCCGGTCTCGGATCGACGAGATCGTCGGCGGGATCATGGCGGTATGGCTGCTGATCGGCGGGGATCTCCCGGTCGAGGCCGATGAGGTCATTCAATGAAGGGGTTGGATAGGCTTGACGCGTCGGATATCCTGGTGGCGTGCGGATTCCTGATATGCGTCGTGGGGGTCGGCCTGTGGTCTCTCGCCGCGGCATGTATCGTGGCCGGAGCCGGCCTGGTCCTGCTCGGCCTGCGACTCGAATCCCAGTAGGCGGCGCGTCGTGGGATTCCTGACCGCGGCGCTCGCGCCTCGGCGCCCCGCACGGTCGATCGAGAATCCCGCGGTCCCCCTTTCTTCGCCGGAGATCCTGTCGTTCATCGGGCTCGCGCAGTCGACCGAGGCCGGGGTCGAGGTCACGACGCAGGCCGCGATGCGTCTGTCCGTGGTCTGGTCCTGCCTCCGGGTACGCGCCGAGGCTTTCGCGGCGCTGCCCTTCGGGGTCTTCGAACGGTCGTCCGGCGGCGGACGGGTCGAGATCCGGTCTCACCCTCTAGCGGAGCTCCTGGAATCGATGACGTTGCGCGAGGCCTTGACCTGGCACGTCGACGCGTGGGGCAACGGATACCTCGAGATCCTCGGCGGGGCTGGCGACTCCCTCCTAGGCCTGCGGCTGTTGACTCCGGACGTGACCCGGGTCGAGCGTTCGCCGACGGGCCGGCTCTGGGTGATCCATGCTCCCGGCGGGGAGCCGCGCGCGATCCCTGCGGACTCGGTCGCGCACGTCGCGGGCCCGGGCTGGGATGGGATCTCGGGCTATCCCGTGTTGCAGATGCACGCCGAGACCCTGGGCTTCATGTTGTCCGCGCGCCGCGCGGGGTCGCGTCTGTTGGCGAACGACGCGCGGCCCGCGGGGTTGCTCAAGGTCCCGCACAAGCTCGCGCCGGGCGCGGCCGAAGCGATCCGTGAGAAATGGGAATACGAGCAACGCGCGAACAACCTCGGGCGTGTCGGGGTCGTGGGCGCGGGGTCGGAGTATCAATCGATCGGGCTCCCGCCGCAGTCGGCGCAGTTCGTGGAACAGATGGACTTCGGATTGTTGGACGTGGCGCGGCTGTTCCTGGTCCCGCCGCACAAGATCGGATTTCTCAAGGACGCGGGCGATCGCGCGAACGTCGAACAGGAGAACCTCCGTTTCGCCTCCGACGTGTTGGTCCCCGCGGCGACGCGGTTCGAGCGGGTGCTGGGCCGTGCCGGGTTGTCCGAGGCCGATCGCGAGCGCGGGCGTTACGTGAAGATCGATCTCCGAGGGGTGCTGCGCGCGGACTTCAAGTCTCGCATGGAAGGCTATGCGATCGCCCGCATGAACGGGCTGAAGAACGCGAACGAGATTCGCGAGCTGGAGGACGAGCCTCCGATCCCCGGCCGCGCGGGCTCGGTGTACCTGGTGCCGCTGAACCTGGTCGACGCAGCGGAGGACCTCGCGTCCGACCCGGAGCCCGACCCGGACCCCGACCCGGACCCCGCGCCGGATCCGGAGCCAGGGTCGGAGCCGAATGAAGATGCCCGAGGCCTCGACGTGGCCGCGGGGCTCGACGAACGGCTACTCCCGCTGTTCCGGGACGCCGCGGAGCGCATCTCGCGCCACGAGCTCGGCCGGCTCGAGCTGCTGGCTACGCGGCTCGAACGTGGCGCGCCCGTCGCGCTCGCGGAACCGCTACTCGAGAAACTGTGGGCCGCGGTACGCGAACGGTTTGCCCGCGCGTTCCGCGCACCCGTGGGCCTAGCGGCGGCCGAGCTCGGCGACCGCGTGGCCGCGGCCGCTCAGCTCTCTCGCCTCGACCCGCCGGAGCTCGGCGCGGACTACCTGCCTCGACGTGCCGCGGCACACGTGGCGTACCGTGCCGCGATCGTGGCCGGCGCGATCGAAGACGCTTCGGGGTCGCCGGCCGGCGCGGCGCGGCGGCTACGCGCAAAGCTCCTGGGCTGGCCCGCGCGCTCCGCGGAGCTGGCCTGGCTCGAGCTGGCGGCGGTAGCACGCGACCGGATCCGTCGCGCGGCGAGCCTCGCGGGGCTCGAGCTGGCCTGGGTCGCGGCCGAGGATTGCGCGTCGCCGATCTGTCGTGCCGCGGCCGGCCGGCGAGCGCGTGGCGCGGCCCCGTTCCTCAATCGTGGCGACCCGATCCCCGGGCTGGGCGTGGCGCCACGCGCGGTGTACGGTCCGCCGAGCGGGCCCGGGTGCCGGTGTAGGATCCACGTCGTGAGGCAAACTGCCCGGAGGGCCAGCCCATGAAAGATCCCGAGATGCGCATTTTGACTCTCGAGCTCAACCCCGAGGTCCAAGCCACGGTGTCGCACCTGGCCGAGCTCCGGCTGCGGGGCAACAAGCTCACGGGCTACGCGATCGTCTTCGAAGCGCTGTCGCTCGACCTGGGCGGGTTCGTGGAACGGGTCGCACGTGGCGCGGTCGAGCTGGCCTCGGACGTGCTCGCGACCTTGAATCACCGCATCGACAACCTGCTCGGTCGGACCTCGAGCGGCACGCTGGCGGTCACGATCGACGACGTCGGCGTGGCCTACTCGATCGATCTCCCGCAAACGTCGGCCGGGCGTGACGTGCGCGAGCTCGTGACCCGCGGGGACCTCAAGGGTAGTTCGTTCGTGTTCGAAGCCGAGGCGCAGAAGTGGTCCAAGGTCGGAGAGAAAGACCTGCGGACCCTGACGAAAATCCGAGTCGCGGAACTGGGCCCGGTGACCTTGCCGGCCTATCCCGATACCAGCGTCGCCATGCGCGCGCGTACGCTCGACGGTGCTACCGAGCGAGCGAGGGCCGCGGCGGATGCCCTGCGACGGATCCGACAACGCCGGGCGGGCGATGCCCTGCTCTGGCGTTTGAATGGAGAGTGAGTCATGTTGGAAATCCGAAGACTCGACGAAAAAGCCAAGCGTGCCCTGGCCGCCGCGCGGCTGATCGTCGAAACCGCAGAACGCGAAAACCGCGACCTGACGGCCGAGGAAGATCTGCAGATCGACGCGTACCACGCGGAAGCCGATCGCGCGGTCAACCTCCGCGAGCGCCTGAAGAGTCAGGAACAGATCGAGCAACGGGACATGGAAGCGCGCGAGCGCGAGCGGATCGATGCCGACCGGCGCGAGCGCGACGCGAATTCCGACCCCGAGCGGGAGAAGAAACGCTACGCGACCGCGTTCCGCAACATGATGCGTTTCGGGCCCACGGCGCTTCCGGCGGATCAGCGCGCGGTGCTCGAAGGGCAGTTCCGCGCGCTCGACGGAAACGAGCGCGGGCTGCTGGTCGAGGCGCTCGACGGCGGCGAACAGCGCATCATGGGCACGGGCGTGGGAGGCTCGCCGTTCGGCGGCTACAGCATCCCTGAAGCGTTCATGAATCGGGTCGTGCTGGCCATGGACGCGTGGAACGGGGTGTTCCGCGCGCCCTGCGAACAGTTCGCGACCGCCAGCGGGGCCCCGATGCCCTGGCCCACGGGAGACGATCGCTCGGTCTCGGGCGAGCTGCTGGGCGAAGGATCGGCCGCGGCGGGTCACGCGGATTCCACGGGAGATCTCGTGCTGTCGCGCGTCGTGTTCGACGCATACACCTACTCGAGCAAGGTCGTCAAGGTCCAGCGGCAATTGCTGACGGACGAAGCGATCGATCTCGAGGGCGTGCTCGCGGGCGCGCTGGGCGAGCGCCTGGGCCGCATCACCGGGACGCACCTGACGACCGGGACGGGCACCGCGCAGCCGAACGGGATCGTCACCGCGGCCGGGAATTCGGCCGTGACGATCTCGATCGCCGGCGGGGATCCGGATTACGACGATCTCGTGGACATCGAAGCCACGATCGCCGAGCCGTACCGCATTTCTCCGTCGTGCGGGTGGATGTTCGCCGATGGGATCTACACCCGTCTCCGCAAACAGGTCGACACGACCGGACAGCCGTTGTGGAATCCCGGAGGCGTCGCGAACAACGCGCCTCCGACCATCCTGGGCTACCGGTACTACCTCAATCAGTTCGTCCCCGCGGTCTCGGGCACCAACAAATGCTTGCTGTTCGGGGACCTGAGCCGGTACAAGATCCGCCGGGTCGCCGGCGGAACGCTGCTGCGGCTCGACGAGCGCTACGCGGAGCTGCTGCAGGTCGGCTTCCTCGCGTTCCTGCGGCTCGACGGCGACCTGGTCGACGGCGGCGCGGGCTCGATCAAGTACGCGGCGGCGACGACGTAGGGCAGGGGGGACCGGGCGCGCGACTCTCCCCGGCGCGCCCGGTCCCGATTTTTCCCGGGGGGCAGGAGACCGAAACATGATCCGAGTCAAGGTCACGCGTGCCGCGGGCGTGGACTACGCCGGCGACCATCTGCAGGGTACGCATCACAAAGCCGGCGCGGAGATCGCGATCCCGACCCGTCTGGCGATCAAGTGGCGCCGGCTGGGCTTCTGTGAGTGGCTGGAGGACCTCGGGGCCTCCGAGGTCGAGCTCGGGCTCCCGTCGACGTTCCGGGGCTCGGGCCAGGTCGAGGGCGAGACTCCCGAGGCGAAGACCGGGCGCGGAAAGGCCGCGGTCAAATAACCCGTGAGCTGGGCTGCGGCACGCGGGGTCCCGGTCACGTTGCGTCACGCCGTGCGCGACCTGGCCGGCGCGCTGGTCACCGGGCAGGCCGCGACCCTCGCGTCCGCGGCGACGTTGTCGGATCCCGCGGGGGTCGCGAGCGCGCTCGCGGTGACCGTGACCGAGATTGGCACGACGGGGTGGTATCTGGCCACGTTCACGCCGGATGCCGCGGGGCAATGGGTCTTGACCCTGACCGATCCCGCGGCACCGACGGCCAGCGGGCAGGACTTCGATTACCCGATCTCCGTGGCCGACGTCGGGATCCCCGGGGTGCCCCTGGCGGGCTACGGCCTGACGACCCTCGAACGGGTGCATCGGATGCTCCGGCTACCGGATTCGCAAACGTCGCACGATGATCTGCTGGAGGTCCTGATCGACGGGATCACGTCGCAGATCGAGCAGCGGGCCCAACGACATATCGGTCTCTACTCGTACATCGAAGACTTGGACGGGTGGGGCACGCCGACGCTGTGGCTGGCGCAAGGGCCGCTGGTGAGTCTTGCCGCGGTCGAGGAACTGGCCTATACGTCGGGCGGGGTCGCGGCGACCGCGGTCGACCCCACGCTCTACCGCGGCGTGGGGATCTCCCATGGCGCCGGCGGTGACGACGACCGCGCGGGAGTCCAGCGTACGGACGGCGGGACGTGGGGGGAGGGTCGCGGGCGCTGGCGCGTCACGTATGACGCGGGGTACACGGTGATCCCGCCGGCGCTGACGCTCGATGCGACCCGGCTCGTGGTCGCGCATTTCCGACGCTCGGATCTCGAGGGACTGGTGTCCGAGGGCCGCGCGGACCTGAGCTCCACGCCGATCGACGTCGCAGAGCTCGACCGGCTGACCGAGCGGATTGCGGGGCAGTGGCGGCTCCGCGTGGCGGCGATCTGATGCCCGATATCGAGCTGCGTCTGTCGTTCCGCCGCCTGCTGAGCTCCCAGCGCGAGCTCGGCCGCGCGGGCCCGGATCTCAAGCGCCGCCTGCGACGCGCGCTACGCGAGCTCGGACGTGTCGCGCAACGCGCGTTCCGCGCACAGTTCGCGGGCCGGCTGACCGACCCCGTGACCCGTCGCCGACGCGACCGTTCCGCACGGGTGGGCCGTTTCAGCGGCCGCGCGCGTCGCGCGATCGGGATCCGGATTCGGATTCGTCGGGACTCGTTCCGGGTGTTCATCGGGCCGCGGGGCGGTGCGGGGATCCCGGGCCCGGGGTTCTACCTCGCGTTCCACGAGTTCGGGAGCAAGACCCATCCGCGCCGCGCTACCGCGGCCATCGCCGACCGCCTGACCCGTCCGGCCGTCCGGCGCGAGCTCGCGGCGGTCGTGGCGCGTATCCTGCCGGGCTGGTGACCGATGTACGGCGCGGAACAGATCCGGATCAAGCTCGGGGAGGACCTCGAGACCCTCACGGTCGCCGGCGGCCGATCCTTCGACCTCGTTCAGGTCGACCTGACCGGCGAGGTCGCGCCCGACATCCTGGCCACGCCTGCGGTGCAACTGCTCGCGGTCGAGGGCGCGGCGGAGGAAGCCAGCGCCGCAAACGCCGGGGTCGAGACCCTGAGCTATGCGCTGGACCTGTTCGCACGGCCCGGTGATCTCCCGGGCGGGCTCGAACGTGCCGCGGCGGACGTGCGCAACGTGATCGAGCGCAAGGGCTCCGCGGTGCTGCAAGCCGGACTGAAGGTCGTACGCGTCGACGTCGTGGGGTGGGAGTTCATCGAGGGCCCGGACGTCCAGCGGTCGTTGCTGCACCAGATCCGTTTCCGGGTCGAATGCGAGCGTTTGTACAGTCGAGGGGACGCGTGAGTCAACGAAAGTAGAGGGGTGATCCCATGGGAAGCAAACACGTAGGATTTGGACACCAGAGCGGGGGTTTCGGCACCGGGCCGGTCGCCGCGACGATCTGGGCCGAGATCCTGGGCGAGGCCGTGCGGCTGGAGCCGCAGTACCAGCCGCTGAATTCGATCCGCTCGGTGTCCCCGCGCGCGCTGTCGCTCGGGAGTGAGCTGGCCCGCGGCAACTTCCGCGCCATTGTGAACTACCAGGACGCGATCTCGCTGGTCTGGCTGATGTTCGGCGACGGAGACACGACCGGAGCCGGGCCGTACACGCACAACGTCCCGGACTCCGCGACGCCGGCCTACGTGCGCCCGACGTTCACCGTCGAGGCGCAACGCGACGTGGGCGACGGCGGCGCTACCCACAAGTACGCCGACTGCATCATGACCGAGCTCGCGGTGCAAGTCGCGGTGAACGAAGCCGCGGAGATCGCAGGCGCAGTGCTCGGCGGTGCGGAGACCCTGGGCTCCCCGAGCACGCCGAGCTATCCCGATTTCGACCTGGTCGTCCCGACCGATTGCACTGTCGAGGTCGACAGCGTCGCGGTCGCCGTCGAGCGGTTCCAGGTCGCGTTGTCCTGGCCCGCGGACGAACCGAGCAAGCTCGGCGCGGTGGGGCTGGCGCGCAAGCCACGCGACGCGGGAGAGCTCACGATCCGTGGGTCGTTCACGCTGCTCGAGCACGACGCGACGCAATATTCGAAGTTCACCGGGCACTCGGACCTGCAGATCGAGCTCCTGGCCGCGCTGGCCGGCGCGGCGCCCGAGACGTTCGAAGTGCTGATCCCGCGTGCCAAGCTGATCCAGGCCACGCCGGCGCTCGAGGGTCGCGCGACGCCCAAGCCGGTGTACGAGTTCGAGGCGCAATTGGGCGCTGTCGTTCCGTATCCCGTGCTGTTCAGTTCGATCAATGACAAGGCGACCTTGCCATGAGGCGCGGCGAGGAACACGTCACGATCTCCGACGGGCGGACGTTCACGATCCGCGCGCCGGGTATGGGATTCGAGCTCGAGGCCTTCGGCGCGATCCCCGACCTGGCCGCGGTGTTCGACGGCATCCGGGGCGGCAAGGCCGAGGAACAGGACGAAGGCAAGATCCTCGCTTTGGGTGAACTGCTGATCCTCCACGGGGTCCGGGAGCCGAAGCTGAAACGCGAGGAGGTACGTGACCTCCTGGAACCCGATTTCCAGGCGTTGTCGCAGGCCATCGGGCGGCTACGCGGCGAAGCCATCGCGGCGGCACGCGCGTTCTACCGCCCTACCACGGCCGGCGAGACTTCCTCCGCGGGCTCGGCCAGGTCGGACAAGCCTTCGGCCGACGCCCCGCAGAGCTCGTCGGCATCGCCGGCGACGAGCCCGGCTGCGATCTCGCCGGCCTGATCCTCGATTTCGCGGCGCTGCACGCGCTCGCGGGAGACTAGATGGCGCGACGCGCGGCGATCATCATCGAAGCGGTCGACCGGGCGAGCCCGGTCTTTTCGCGCACCCGCAGCGGGCTCCAGGCGCTCGGCGGGGTCGCCGCGGCCGTCGGGGTGTACCAGTTCGGCCGGCTGTTCAAGGCCGGGCTGGAGGCCGCGGTGGCCGCGTCGGCGCAACAGGAACGCGCGGAGACCAAGCTCGCGGTCGCGCTGGCGAACACCGGGCAATCGATCCGCGGCACGCTTCCGGGCCTCAAGGCCTATGCATCGGAGCTCCAGCGTGCGACCGGCATCGGCGACGAGCTGATCCTGGAGAACCAAGCGATCCTGGTGTCCATCGGCAAGCTACGAGGCGAAGGGCTCGAGCGCGCCACGAAAGCCGCGCTCGATCTCTCGGCCTCCGGGGTGGATCTCAAAACCGCGTTCGAGCTGGTGGGCAAGGCCGCGGCGGGTGAGACCGGGAGGCTCAAGCGCTACGGGATCGTGATCGGCGATTCGATCCCGCAGGCCGAGAAGTTCGAGGCCGCGCTGGGCAAGCTCGAGTCGACGTTCGGCGGGCAGGCCGCGGCACGCCTCCGCACGTACGAAGGGCAATTGACCGCGGTGTCCGGCAAGTTCGGCGACCTGGCAGAGATCATCGGCGGGCCGCTACGCGAAGTGGGCACCGCGTTCCTCTCGGAGTTCCTGGGTCCGCTGATCGACGATCTGCAGGAGTCGGCGACGGAGACCGACGGGTTCCGGCTGGAGGTCCTCGACCTGGCCGACGTGCTGACCGCGGTGCTCGAGCCGGTCGAGCTGCTGACGCGCAACGTGTCCGCGTTCGCCTCGGCGCTACGCGTCGGCCTGGGGGTTGCCAAGAGCGCCGGGCCGGTGATGGGCAACGTGGCGGGGGCCCTGGTGCTCGCTACCGCGGAGTTCGATGCGTCGACCGCGGCGACCGACCGGCTACGTGCCACGCTGGCACGGCTACGTGAGGAGGGTGGCGCCGGCGACGCGATCGGCACGGACGCACAAGAGGCGCTGGCGCGGGTCAATGCGGCAACCGAGGCCTGGATCGATACCTTCACCCGGGTCCGCCCGGAGCTCGAGGCGATCTCCATCGGCATCCTGGATCAGAAGGACTTGGTCGGGTTCACCGAAGAGGAAGTCCTGCGCCTCAAGGCATCCTGGGAAATCACCGAACAGGCGACCAAGGATGCCACCGCGGCCGCGCTCGATCTCGGCCTCGCCATGGAGAAAGACGTCGAACCCCCGGTGCTGCGCCTCGGCGCGACGATCGATCGCGTGATCCGTGACCGTGCGGTCGCAGGCGCGCTCGCGCTGGGCGATACGCTGGTCGACGCGGCATTCGGAGCCAAGGTCGCGTGGGGCGATTTCTTCCGGCAACTGCTGGCCGATCTCGCGAAAGCCATCGTACAAGCGCTGATCCTGCGCGCGGTCGCCGGGGTGCTCACCGGGGGGACCGGATTCTTCTTCGCCCGCGGGGGTGCCGTGCCCGGCGGCGCCCCGGTACGCGCCGCGGCGGGCTTTGCGGTCCCCGGGCCGCCGAACCGCGGCGACGTCGTGCCCGCTTTGCTGCGCCCGGGCGAGTTGGTGCTCAATCGCGATCAGCAACGGGAGATCCGCGGCGGCGCCGGCTCCGGCCCGCTGACCGTGCGCGTGGAGCTCGGGCCCAACCTGCGACGCTTCGCGGATGCGCTGACGGTCGAGGTCGAGCGCGGCGGCGCGCGTCTGGTCGCGACCGAGACCGTGCGCCCGGTGCGGGCGCGGAGGACCTGAGTGGCAGGCTCGAAGATCGTCTGGACCCCGATCGGCGAATCGGGCACCGAGAACGTCGACCTCACCAACCTCGGGCTGCAACGGCTCGCCGGAGGGGTCGAGACCGACGCGGAACGTACCATCACGCCGGCGGGTCGCGCGGTCGTGCTGTTTCATGATGTGTGGTCCACGTATGAGGTCCACGTCGACGGGATCCACCGTACGGACGACGCGCAAGCCTGGCTCCAACTGCAATCGTTCTTGGCCCACGCCGGCTCCGGCGCGGAGTTCACCCTGCAGGTCGACTCCGCCAAAACCTACTCGTCGACCCTGAGTGCCGGCGCGGCCCGCGGCGCGACGACCCTTTCGGTCGCGTCGGCCACGGGCCTCGCGGCCGGGGATACGGTCGTGATCGAGCACGCGACCGACCCGCGCCGGCAGTCGACGTCGATCTCCGGGCCTCCCGCGCCGACGTCGTTCACGATCTCCCCCGCGCTGCATCATGCCCAGCCCGCGGGCTCGGCCGTGCGCCATTTCCAGTTCCTCGAGCACTGCCGGTGCCGCCCCGGAGAGATCGCGTTGGCGGAACGCGACGCGGGGCTCGGGGTGCATCTGTGGGATTTCCGCATGCGTTTCCGCACGTTCCGAGCTTGACGTGCTGAGCGGGAATTCGGAGTTCAATCCGCGGGCCGACGCCGACGATCAAGCGCCGAGCTACTTCGTCGTGATCGACGGGGTCGCGAACACGATCTACGCGACCGTGCCGATCAGCGCGGCGCCCGGAACCGTCAAGCTGCTGCTCGGGACCCCGCGGATCTCCCCCGGCGGGCTGGACCTGCTCGAGGGCTCCTGGACCGTGGCGCGGGTGACCCTACCGTTTCACGACGTCGCCGGCGAAGCCACGGCGCTTTTCGGGGTCGGCGCCGCGGGTGCCCCGGTCGCGACCTGGAAAAACCGGGTCGTGACCCTCAAGGCCGGTTACCGCGACCTGGCCTACCAATTCTTCGTCACCGTGTTCACGGGGCGGGTCACGGGGCTCGAGCTCGCCGACGGCGGCGCGACGTTCGAACTCCAAATCAGTGACGCGTCCTACCTGCTGGACGGAGATCTCTGCACCGGGGCCACGGAGACGACGCCGGCGACGATCCGCGGCAACGTGGTCAACGTGTTCGCGTCGTTCCTTCGCGGGGTGTTCTCCACGTCCGACCCGGATTTCCCGCTGGAGGCCGTGTCGACGGACACGGGGTCGAGCTCCGCGCCGACCGGGCTCGGGATCGACGATTCCGCGCTGGACATCGCGGGCATGAAGCTCGAACGGGACACCTGGCGCTCGGACGACCGGGTCGAGCTCGAGATCCGCGACCCCGAGCCGGCACGCGGGTACCTGCAGCGGGACTTCTTCCGCGCGTTCCAAGCACGACTGACGATCCTGGGCAACGGGCTGTTGGGTTTCCGATTCAACGTCGCGGCGCTGACCGCGTCCGCGGCGCCCGTCGTGACCCTGGACACGGTGGAGGACCTGGTGGCCTGGAGCCAGTCCCTCGTCGACCACCTGAACCGCTTTCGGGTCTCGGGGGATCACGACCCCGACGCGGATCCAGCGTTCGCGTCGCTGTATGACACGGACTCCGCGGAGGACACTGCGGACCAATCCGCGACCGGCGAGACCGTGGAATACCGGGTCGAGTCGCGCTGGCTGCGCTCCACGTTGTCCGGCGCCGCGATCGCCGCGGAGCTCGCCGGGCGCCTGCGGCAACTGTGGCTGCCCATGCCGGCGCGGGTCACCGTGGCGGTCAACTTCCGACAGCGGCGGATCGAGTCCGGGGACGTGATCGCGTTGACCCACCCGGACGTCCCGGACCAAAGGACCGGGGTGCGCGGGGTCACGTCACGCTTGATGACCGTGTTACGGGCCGAGCCCGACCTGCTCGCGGGCCGCATCGTGCTCGAGCTGCTCGACGTGGGCCTGAGGCGCTACGGGGTCATCTCCCCGAGCTCGGTGACCGGGGACTACTCGACGGCCACGCCGACCGAGCGCAACACGTTCGCCTTCATTTGCAACAGCGCGGAACAGATGCCCGACGGCTCGGACGGGTATCGCTTGATCTAGACTGGGAGGCGCCATGGCTTGGATCGAGATCCCCGATACGGACGTCGACGTCGGCTCCTACTGTCGTGAGGACCTGGTATTCCAGCGGCTGCGGAACAACCTGCGGGAGCTGCGTCGCGGGCTGTTCCCCTGGATCTTCGCGGAGAAGTCTACGACTTCGGCGACGTTCGTGACGCTGACCGGGACGTCGGTCGAGCTCCCGATCCCCAACCTGGGCGCGTATACCGGGCTCGTGCGTAAGGTCCGCATCGTGCTCGACGTCAAGATCTCCGGCGGCGGCACCGGGGAATACCGGCTGCGCGAAGCGGTCTCGGGCAACACCGGGACCGCGGTGACCGGGATCACCGCGACGAGCTACACGCCGCAAACGCTCGAGATCGACATCGATGCGTCGTGGCTCGATACCGTACGCACGTTCGAGGTCCAGGCGCGGAAGTTGAGTGGCGGGACCGCATTCGCCCAAGCGCCGAACCGCATCGCGGGCACGGTGTTCTACTGATGCCGTACCAGGAAATCTCGGATGCACGGGTCGCCGCGTATGCGCCGGTGGCCGCGCGTCTGTTACGGGATTTCCGCGACGGCTCGCGTGCCGTGGCGCGACATACGTTCCACGGCCCGTTTGCGGCATTGATCCCACTACAAAAGTCCTTCGGCGATCCCAACACCGGCGTAGACCCGCCCACGGTGTATTTCGCGATCGACACGTTCCAGATCGACGTGCCTCCGGGGATTGCCGAGGGTGTCGCGCTGCTCTCGTGCTGGGTCGATCTGCTCGTCGGCGGCACCGGGGGCACGGGAAGCAAGCTGTATCACCGCTTTTCGGACGGCACCGTCGCAACGGTCCCGATCGTGATGACGGTCGGGTTCCCGGCGACGCCGACCCGCGTCGACTGGGTCGGCGCGATCGGTGCGCCGGGCATGAAGACCTGGACCTGGCAAGCCGGGTTCTACATTCCTACCCCGGCCGTGCTGAGCGCGGGAGTCCGGCACACCGCGGACGAACACGGATCCTACCTGGAGGAAGATCGACCATGAGAAGGCAACGCGCACCGGGGCATCACGTCCAATGGGTCACGGTCGGGCCGTCGAAATCCTACGCGTACACGTCGGTCCAGGCCGCGCTGGACTCGATCACGGATGCCGCGTCGGACAACCGCTACGCGATCATGATCGGACCGGGGATTTACGATCAAGTGATCGACTGCAAAAGCTGGGTCTCGCTGATCGGGATGTCGCCGCATGAGTGCGTGCTGCGCTCGGACCACAATCAAGGCTCGCCGAACAACGGTACGCTGCGTGTGGCGCCGAACGGGACCGAGACCGTAGTGGGGGTGCGGATCGCGAACCTACGCGTCGTGCGCCTGGCCTCGGGCGCCAAAAACGACGGGCTGGCGCCGGACCCCGCGATCCTGATCGGGCAAAGGTTGATCCCCGTGGCGACTCAAACGTTCCACAAGCTCGAAATCGACAATTGCATCCTCGAGGCCGCGTTGGAAGGCTTGGGAGTCCACGGGCAGACCTCGGCCGTGCCCCAAGCCGGCTCGGTACTCGTGACGAATTGCGAGATCCGCGCGGGCAAACGTGGGCTCGGCATGTACGGCGGATGCGACCTGCGCTCGATCAACAATCGGATCCGTGTCCGTGCC